ATTTATAATCTAAAAACTGTTCAAATGTCTAATGACAAAGGAACATGGTTTGGATGGGATGTGTCTAAAGTTGGTCCAGTCACAGAAAAAGGTGTTTATCAGATTGCTAAAAACTTTGCTGAACAAAACAACAAAGGTTTAGTAAAAGTTAAACACGGTGAAGCAGCTGAAGAGTCTGAATCGAAATCACCATATTAACAATTTCCTTTGCAGAGGAATAAGGGGCGGAAGCGGGAGACTTAATTCGCCCCGTTAACAATATGAATGTAGAGCGATTTAGAAAGATATTTGTAGGATTAGAAGAAAGATTTGGCTATCACATTGCCAACTATGAAGAAGGTAATGGGAAGAAATCAGGGACATCCCTAACTTCAAATTATCCTCACACTTTAGAAATGTGGGAGGCCCATCTTAATGGAAAAAAATTTAAAGTTAAAACTAACAAAGGTTTTATTGAAGCAGACAGTCTAGGGCTGTGTCCAATTAACACAAAAAGTCAATGTACCTGGGGTGCTATTGATCTTGACAACTACAAACCTGATATACCAGAATTATTTAAAAAATTAAAATCTGTAAACGTACCTATTATTCCTTTTCGATCAAAAAGTGGAGGGATCCATCTTTATATATTTATGGATCAACCAGTCCCAGCATTATTGATGCGGGAAAAACTTCATTCTATTAAAAATATCTTTGCAGTAGAACAACCTGATAAAATCTTTCCAGTTCAAAAATATTTAAATCTTGAAAAAGGTTCAGCGGGTAGTTGGATTAACCTTCCTTACCATAATGCTAAGAATACAGAAAGGTATATGATCAAAGAGGATGGTACTAAAGGAACACTTGAAGAATTTTTTGAAGCATATGAAAAAAATAAAATTACACAGTCACAACTTAAAAAATTAAAAACTAATATTGATGAGGGGGAAACTGGAGATTGGTTTAAAGACGGCCCACCTTGTATGCAAGCCTTGGCGCAGTTTGGAATTGAAAAGAAAGTAAGAAATGAAACTTTAACGGATATGACTAGATATATTAAATTAAGGTTTCCAGATAATTGGAAAGATAAGGTCGGAGAATATAATAAGAAATTTGTAGAACCTATTGGATCAGGATTACCATATAACGAAGTAAATAATATTATTGGATCTAGAGAAAAGAAAGACTATGCATATAGGTGTAGTTCAGATTGGTTAAAACCACACTGCGACCGAGATAAATGTATTCTTAGAAAATTTGGAATAGGAGGCGCTGCAACAAATGAACTAGTTTTAGGTCCTTTATCATATGTTAAATCTAGTCCTAAAATTTGGTATCTTGGATTCAATGGTGAAGAGGTTAGACTATATTCAAAAGAATTAGTTAAACAAGATTTGGCACGAGAAGCTGCTACAGAACAGACAGGAAGAACTCCGCCTAAAATAAAGAATTGGGATTTGCAAGTAAGAACTTTACAGGTTAAGGCAACGCCAATAGATGCGCCAGAAGAAAGTCAACCTGATCTTAGGTTAAAATCTCATTTGGAAACTTTCTGTTTTAATTTAAGACAAACGAACAAGAAAAAACAAATACTATTTAACCGACCTTATCATGAGGCGGGAAAAGTTAGATTTATATTCGATGGCTTTTTTACTTATCTAAAGCAAATGAACTGGACAATTGGAGAAGATCTAACCCATCAAATGTTAAAGAAATTAAAGGGAATATCTCGAGAAAAATTTCATATAGAAAAAAATTACAAGCGCTGGGTTTATGTCCTGGAGGCAAAACAATTTAAAAATGAAGAACTTGAGCCAGACGAGTTAGATTTTGGACAAGACAAGGATAGCCCATACTAATGGATAAATTTTATAGAAAGCGATATAAGATATTAGGGGGTCCAGGTTGTGGAAAAACAACAAGAGTTATGCGAACTTTGGGCAATTATTTTAAACAAGGACTTTTACCAAGTCAAGTTTTAATGATAGGATTTGCCAAAGCAACTGTGGAAACTTTAAAAGAAAGAGCCATGAAAGAATTAAACTTTAGCCCCAAGCAAGCAGAAAGTATTAAAACTATTCATAAATATTGTAGGGATAAACTGGGGCAACAATATGATGTTTTTAACAGCGCCGCTAAAACAAGTTTTTTAAAAAAATTAAAAACCGACCCAGATAACTGGGTAATGTTAGACACTGAAAAAGATAAAACAGATCAAGAGTTTGCTGTATGGGATGACCACACCACTGAAAAATTTAAATTGATTTTTCAAATTATAGGTTTTGCACGGCATGATGGGATAATGGTAAGCAAACGTTACTTAAAGAAAAAGACCCTGGATAAGATTTTAGAGTTCCATGCAAGTTATGAAAATTTTAAGTTTTCAAAAATCCAGAAACATGAAATTGCATATTGCTATAAAAATTTTGTTAAATTTAAAAAATCAAACAACATGATTGATTTTGAAGACATGCTAGAAAAGGCTTTAGTTCCAAATATCATCTTTTCAGATTATAAAGTAGTAATGGTGGACGAGGTCCAGGATTTAACACCTCTCGAGTGGAGAGTTATTGCTAAACTAGGTCTCACGACGGAAGAGTTATATCTAGTCGGAGATGATGACCAGGCTATTTATGGGTGGAAAGGCGCTAACGTTAAAATTTTTCAAAAATGGTCGTGCGATGAATCAAGAAAGATTATACTTCCTAAAACACATCGATTACCTGTTAAAATTTATAGTTTGGCACAACAAATTGCTGACAACATTACTCATCGAATTGGAAATAAGTATGAGCCCTGCAAGGTCAATTGTCATGGTAAGGATAACCAAGAAGGAATTATTCAACCTATCTTTGAAATGAACGAGTTAGATGAAGTTCTTGATGTTGATTCCAGCGCAATTATGTGCGCACGAGGTTGGGCTCAATGCCATCAGTATGTGAGATACTTAAAAGATCGTGGAATTATTTGGAAAGAAAAATCAAAAACACTGGAAAACATGGGATCTCTTAAATCTAGTTTTCCTGAAACTCCAAGAAAAATATTAAAAAGCTGGGATGCATTAAAGAAAGGAATTGGACTAAACGGAAAAGAAGTACGAAATGTAATTGAATTTTTTAAACCAGGGCTGGTACAAAGGGGCAAAAAAACAGCTCTTATCACTCCTGATCTCTGCCCTGAGGAGTTTCATAATCCTGATAATCGATTTACATTCACGGATTTAAAAGAAAAATATTTTATTCTTGCTGATATACATAAACCTTGGTTTGATGTATTTAACTTTACAACTTCACGCAAAAAAGAAAAGAAAAAACCCAACGCATTATTTGATGATGATTTGGACTTCAACAATTATTTAAAAACTTGTTATGACCGTGATCCTACTCTAAGTAAAGCAGACATTATTGTTGCAACTATTCACGGAGTAAAAGGAATGGAACGAAAGAAAGTTATATTATGTAGTAATTGGGGTTTTAGTTATCACAACTACTACAGTGGACTCGTTTCAAAAGAGGACGAAGAATTACGAATTTGTTATGTAGGGGTAACCAGGGCCCAAGAAGAACTATATATTTTGAGGAATGGATACAGAAAGAATTTTCCATATTTAATGTAATGAGTGCATATAAAAAGCAAATCGGTGGGAAACACTATTTAAAATATAAAATTCAGCCAAGCAAATTTGTCGTGGAGAATAAGTTGCTTTATCCTGAGGGAAATGTTATTAAATACGTTCTAAGACACCAAGATAAAGGAGGAAAGCAAGACTTAGAAAAAGCAAAACATTTTATAGATATGATTATTGAACGAGATTATAAAGACAAAAAAGAAAAACAAGAATCATGGATAGAAGGTTATAAAAAGTGGAAAGAAAATAAATAATGCAAACTCCACTTTTCAGAGCACAAACTGAATGGGTTCCACCAGAAACTTTCCCTGATTTATCAAACTACGATGAAATTGCAATTGACTTAGAAACAAAAGATCCAGATTTAAAAACCAAAGGATCAGCTTCTTGTAGAGGCATTGGTGCTGTTGTTGGAATCGCCGTTGCAGTACGTGACTGGTCTGGTTATTACCCGATTGCTCATGAAAACGGTCCTAACATGAATCGCAAACAAGTTTTAACCTGGTTTAAAGATGTTTTAAAAACCGATGCTAATAAGGTTTTTCATAATGCCATGTATGATGTGTTATGGATTCGTCGCCTAGGGCTCACGATCCACGGAACAATTGTTGACACCATGACTATATCTTCGTTGGTTGATGAAAATAGATTTAGATATGATTTAAATTCACTTGCTTCAGATTACACAGGTTTGGCTAAACAAGAATCTGCATTACAAGCAGCGGCCAAAGAATGGGGTTTAGATCCTAAAGCAGAAATGTATAAACTCCCAGCGATGTATGTTGGGGAATACGCGGAGAAAGACGCTGAAATAACTTTAGCTTTATGGCAAGAATTAAAAAAAGAAATACTAAGCCAAGATATTCATTCAGTGGTGTCCTTAGAACAAAAAGTCTTTCCATGTCTCGTAGATATGAAATGGAGAGGTGTTAGAGTAGACCTTGAACAACTAAACATATTAGAAGGAAAATTAAAAAACACATTTGACGACTGTATGAATAGGGTTAAGGAAGCTACCGGTATCTATCCAGAAATATGGGCGGCAAGAAGTATCGCTGAAGTTTGTGATAAACTTAAAATTCCATATGAAAGAACTAAAAAAACAAATGCTCCTTCTTTTACCAAAAATTCTTTAAGTAAAAGTACCAACCTTGTTCTCAAAAGCATTGCGAAAGCAAGACAAATGGATAAATTAAAAAATACTTTTCTCAAATCCATTAGAAATTTTGTTTATAAGGGAAGGGTTCACGCTGATATTCATCAATTAAAAGGAGACCAAGGCGGAACCATTACTGGAAGGCTTAGTTATTCTCATCCTAATTTACAACAGCTCCCAAACTACACTGACGTTGGAATGGGAATTAGATCTATTTTTATTCCAGAAGACAACTGTACCTGGGGATGTTTTGATTATTCTCAACAGGAACCAAGACTTGTTGTGCATTTTGCTATGAGAACTCCAGGTATCACTGGTGTTGGAGATATTGTAGAACAATATAAAGACAAAGAAGGCAAAGCAGATTTTCATAACATTATTGCAAAGATGGCTGATATCGAACGAAAAGAAGCTAAAACAATTAATTTAGGATTATTTTACGGAATGGGCCAGGCAAAATTACAGGCGCAATTAGGAATTAATAATGACGATGTCGCAAAACAATTTATAAAAGATTATCATGCTAAAGTCCCATTTATTAAACAATTAATAAAAAATGTAATGGACAGGGCTCAAAAAAGAGGTCAGGTAAGAACTTTGCTGGGCAGGCTTTGTCGCTTTAATATGTGGGAACCGAAGCAGTTTGGGATGCATAAAGCAATGACCTTTGAAGTAGCTAAGGAAGAAATTGGTCTAGATAATATTAAAAGAGCCTTTACTTATAAAGCATTAAACAAATTAATCCAAGGATCTGCCGCCGACATGACTAAACAAGCAATGATTAATCTTCATGCAGAGGGAATTACACCAATGATACAGCTTCATGACGAACTAGATGTTTCGGTTGAGAATGAAAAACAAAGTCAAAAAATAATAGAGATTATGGAACACGCAGTTGAGCTCGATATACCAAATAAAGTTGACTATGAAAGTGGAACAAATTGGGGAAGTATTGATAAAGGAGAAGAAAATGATGTTGACGAAAACTTCTTCTGATAAAAGGATTCTTGAGTTATTAAGTATAAAAAATGATGATAATAAAATTGAAATTGATGCAGAAATATATATTATACTCATCTCAAATATAGGAGGAAACTATGGAAATGATTAAAGAAGCAATTGAGCACATGTGGAAAGATCACAGAAAAGTTGTGATCGGTG